GAAAGAACAACTTCTTTGGTATCAAGGGTAAACCAGGCACCATTCACACCACAAAGGAGTTCTTGGATGGCAAATGGGTTACGATTGATGCCATCTTTCGTGATTTTGACACTCCAGAAACCTGTATCAACACCCTTGTTACCATGTGGTATAAGGATTATAAGGGGTTTACCGGAGTCAATCGAGCCAAGTCGGTTGAAGAGTGTGCCAAGCTGCTCCAACTTGAGGGTTATGCCACAGATCCGACGTACCCTCAAAAACTATTGAAACTAATTAAGGAAAACAACTGACATGGCACATCCTGTTTACCCTACCTTCCCTACCAGCCCTGCCCCTACCATTGGGCAAGTGTATACTCCTGCTCATGGCGGTAGCTGGACCTTTACTAACATTGGATGGGTTAAAACCTCTATCGTTTTGACGAGTGATTACCCCATCTATGATGGCTTGATGGTTAATACTTCTCCGTAACCATGAACAGAGCCACAGAAGATCAGTTTAATGAACTTCACGGGCTTGTTACCAACGAACTAATCGCCCGTATTAAATCTGGAACTGCCACCACCCAGGACATCAAAGCAGCTGCTGATTGGCTTGCCAAGAACAATGTAACTGGTATTGCTATTACTGGGTCACCGCTGGCCGAACTCTTTGCAACATTGCCTGAGATCGAGCTGGAGGATGTGGAACGTGTCATACAATAATGACGTTATTCGTAATGCCATAGCAACAGCAGCCCTTGGGTTGTTTGGATGGCATATGCTTACCCTTCATAACATTGCCAAATCGGTAGAGGTGCTCATTGAAAAAGTGGGAAATAGTACTGCCAGAATTGAGCGCCTTGAAAACAAAGTATTCTTCTCCGAATATGGCACAAGCAAAAAGTAAGTCTGCCAAGTATTACGCTTCTAACCCGGAAGCCGCTAAAAAGAAGGCAGCATACCAGCGCAAACTGAATAAAAAGCCTACCGTTAAGAACGCATCTGAGGAACGGTGGACTGAGCGGCGCCGTCGTGGCATCGCGGGAAAGGGAGGCCCCGATCTTTCCCATACACGTAAAGGGGGTATGGTTCTCGAAAGCCCTAGTCGGAACCGAGCACGAAATGGCCACAACGGTAAACCAACAAAGAAATGAAAGGCAAACCTGGGCTCTACGCCAACATCAATGCTCGCAAAGCAGCGGGTACTTCTCGTTCTAAAAAAAACTCTACCATCACCCCTAAAGCCTATGCCAACATGAAGGCTGGCTTTCCTAAGAAAAAGAAGAAGTAAACCACCGCAGTAGGCATCATGCCTCTCAAAGATCCTTCTGAATACATTTTCTTTCTTAAGGCCATGACCTCCTCTGATGCTAAGCGGATGTGGCGAGCAGCAATCAAGGAACACTGGAATAACCGGTGTGTCTATTGCGGATCGTCAGATAATTTAACGCTAGATCACGTCCATCCAAAGGCACGTGGAGGTCATGATACAACACGCAATGTTGTGCCTGCTTGCCTTTCTTGTAATCAAAGCAAAGGCTCTTCCCATTGGCTTAGCTGGTGGGTAGGTCAAGACTCTTTTGACCTTTCTAATTTTTCCAAAGTCCTTTCCTGGACAACTACCTAAAACTTTTTACATAAAGAAAATGGCAACTCTTCCTGCTGGTGGTTCCGCCTTCGGTACCATTTCGACTGGTTATGGTGGTCGTCAAGACGAAGACGAACTCAAGAACCGTACCCATACTACCAAGAACGTGTCCGGTGGTGTGACCACTACTACCACCGTTCCTGCTACCTTTGCTTCTTCTGCCACTACTGTGGCTCTGAATGCTACCGTGGCTGCTGCTAAGACCGCTATCCTGACTGTCCGTAAAGCTGATCGCGTCCCCTCCTCCAATGTGGCTAACAAGACTGGCCGCGTTCGTCGCGTGGATGCCTGATTATCATGGCACGCCGTAAAGTAAATAAAACAGATCCACGTAATGTTGCTAAACCCGTTAGTCAACTGCGTGGTGCTGCTAAACAAGCCCGTATTTCTCGGGTAACTAAAGCTGAAGCGGGGCCTGCTACTGTTCGCGGTGGTATGGCCCCTGGGGCGGGTCGTTCCAAGCCCATTGGTACACCTTCTCCGGGTGCTCAGGCACGCGCTGCTGCTCAGGGCAAAGCTCTCCGTCGGGCAGCTGAAACCCGTCGTACTGCGCGTGCTACCAGTCAACGAATGGAGAAAGTACTTAAAGCAGCTAAAGTTGCCCGTCAAATTGCTGGTGCTGCTGGGGCTCTGGCTCGCGGTGGTGTGGCAGCCGCTGTGATGGCTCCTCGTCCCGCTGCTGATGGTACTCTGTCTGCCGCTATGAAGCGCGGTGACTACAAACCACAACAGGGTCCAAAACCCGCCACCACGCAGGCTTCCTTTAATAAGAAGACCTTTGACCAGGCATTTAAGTCTGCTCGTACCTCCGGTGCTAAGCAGTTCACCTGGCGCGGTAAAAAGTACACCACCAAAATTAAGGGGGAATGACCAATGCCTCAAGTCGGTAAGAAAATGTTCGGCTACGGCCCTGCTGGTATGGCAGCTGCTAAAAAAGAAGCTGCTAAAACTGGCAAGAAAGTTCAAAAGAAAAAGCCTAAAAAGTAATGCCACTCAAGAAAGGCTCTTCCAAAAAAACTGTATCCTCTAACATCCGTAAGATGATGAAGGAAGGATACCCCCAGAAGCAGGCCATTGCTGCCAGCCTCTCCTCTGCCGGTAAGTCCCGTGCCAAAAAGAAAAAGTAAGTCCCCCAGCCTGTCTCTTGGACGTGGTGAGAAGTCTCCCAAAGGGGGGCTGACCGCCAAAGGCAGAGCTAAATACAATGCGGCTACTGGGTCTAACCTAAAGGCCCCTCAACCAGAGGGTGGTCCTAGAAAGAAATCTTTCTGTGCTAGGATGAAAGGAAACCCTGGTCCCATGGCAAAGAATGGAAAACCAACCCGCAAGGCTCTTGCCTTAAGGCGTTGGAAGTGTTCGTAGGTTAAACTTATGCCCCCACCGTTGGCGCGTAACTGTGGGGGAAGTAGGTGTAGTTATAAGAATGTCCTTTGCTTTGATCTGATGCTTTCTGTTCTAACTACTCTGTCCGTCATCACCTCCTGGTATGGCCCCGGATTTAACGGGCGTCTTACCGCAAACGGTGAACGATTTAATCAAAACAACCTGACTGCTGCCCATCGCACGCTTCCATTTGGAACACGACTTAAGGTCTGTTACCAACGTTGCGCGGTGGTACGTGTCAATGATCGTGGTCCCTATCATGGGAATCGTGGTCTTGATTTAAGCAGGGGTGCTGCGGATCGAATCGGACTAACGAACTCTGGAGTTGGAAGGGTACGTGTTACCCGACTTTCTTAGAGACGCTCTCTAAGGCGTCTAGGAGGCCCTACAACGGGTCTCCGCCCCTTATTAGGTATACTATGCCCAAACTCAAAGAACAGGCCCCTTCTAAGCCCGTAGAGACGCAACTTTCGGAATCCTTTCCACTTTTTCTCTCTTTGGTATGGAAATCGCTCGACCTGCCTTCTCCAACCAGAGCACAACTGGCCATTGCTCAATACCTTCAAAGTGGACCTAAACGACTCCAAATCCAAGCCTTTCGTGGACTTGGTAAATCGTGGATTGCTGCTGCCTTCGTTTTGTGGACGTTATGGAACGACCGTGATAAAAAGATCCTCGTGATCTCCGCTAGTAAACAACGGGCTGATGACTTTACTATCTTCTGTCAAAAATGTATCCTTGAGTTTGATTGGTTGGCTCATCTTCGCCCTGTGGACGATGACCAACGGTGGTCCCGAGTTTCGTTTGATGTTGCCGGTTGTCGTCCGGCTCAAGCGCCATCAGTTAAAAGTGTCGGCATTACCGGTCAAATCACGGGCAGTCGAGCCGATCTTATCGTATTCGATGACGTTGAGGTTCCCGCTAACTCTGCTACCGACTTCATGCGTGAGAAGTTATTGCAGTTGGTTACTGAAGGCGAATCCGTACTCACACCGAAAAGCGATTCTCGTATCGTGTTTCTCGGCACGCCACAAACTACTTTCACGATTTATCGTACACTTCGAGAAAGGAACTACCGACCGTTTGTCTGGCCAGCCAGGTACCCCAAAGACCTAACCGGATACGAAGATGTCCTAGCTCCACAGCTCGTAAAGGACATCTCCAAGGAGGGACATAACGCATTAAGCTGGGCTCCTACGGATACCCGTTTCTCCGAGATCAACCTTCTTGAGCGGGAACATAGTATGTCTCGGAGCAACTTCATGCTCCAGTTTATGCTGGATACCAGCCTAAGTGATGCTCTTAAGTTTCCCCTTAAATTATCCGATTTTTCCGTACTTTCCTTGGATCTAGAAAAAGGGCCAAGTGATCTGGTGTGGGGGGCTGACAAGGAGACCCTTCTTGACCTTCCCGCAGTAGCCCTTCCAGGTGACCGGTGGCACAGACCCAAAGCAGTATCCGAATACGTGCCGTGGGGTGAAACCATTGTAGCCGTAGATCCATCCGGTCGTGGTAAGGACGAAACCGTTGCGGTTATCCTGTCTCAAATTAACGGATTTCTATTCGTAAGGGACATCTTCGCAACACAGGACGGGTACTCCGACACAACTCTTCGAGAGATCCTACGTCGTGCCAAAAAATACAAGGCGGGTATGTGTCTGATTGAATCCAACTTCGGTGATGGTGCCGTCATGGAACTCATGAAGAAACACGCCCAAGAAATGAAGGTTGGTCTTGCCTTTGAGGAGGTCAGGGCTACGACCCGTAAGGAAGACAGGATCATCGACACACTGGAACCCGTCCTTAACCAACACCGCCTAGTCATTGACCAACGCCTCATCCAGTGGGACTATACCTCCAATGGTGACATGGCCCCCGAGGAAAGACTTCCCAGGATGTTGATGTACCAACTGACAAGGATGTGTCGGGAAAAAGGGGCAGTCAAACATGATGACCGTGTAGACGCTCTTGCCCTTGGCGTTAAGTACTTTCAGGACGTGCTGGCGATCTCCGCAAAACAAGCACAAGTAGACGCTAAACGCATGGAGTGGAATAAGATGATGACTGCCTTCATAGACCACCCACAGGAAGCCACAGATTGCCTAGTTTTAGGGAAGTCCTTTGATCATGTAGGATCCGGTGAAAACGGTGTCTATAACTGGATTCAGTCCCGGTAAATAAAAAGGTGCCCTGTTGTACCAGAAGAGTGGTGCCTTCTGGTGTGGAACAGCGGTAAAGAAGAGAGGGGACCGACCCAATGCGTCTCCTCTCTTCCCCAACCTTTGTTTCATTCTCTCTCCTGGTGATATGCACCAAACCCTTTGTCAATATCCTGGCGGGCCTAGACAGGCTTATCAGAGGCAATGGAAGGAAGACAAGGAGAGAGACACCCCCTAAAATTGATTGACTGGTGGACGTAGCTACCCACCCCTCCCTTGTTTTGGGGCCGACAAGCAGAGGAAACACGACACATACACAGGGGGGCCAGGGGCTCTGAACATGAAGGAGCGAAGCGACTGAATGTGAAGACCAAGGAAGACCACCGATAGGTGGGCTGACGCGGAGCTGACCCAATAGACAAACCAGTAAACGTGTTGATCTATTTCTTCTTTTTCTAAAAAAAACAGAAAACATAGATAAAAAGAAAACGTATTTCTTGTTCTTCTTTTTCTAAAAAAAACAGAACCTAACAGATAAACGCGTCTTTAACGTAGTTCTACGTTATACTACGTTATACTACGTTATACTATTAGGAGGGTAGGTAGTCAAACGACGATCAACCGACGCCGCATTTTTCACACACCAAAACCAACCGATGATTACCTCTCAACCCATCGTTAAACTCATTTCGGTAACCCCTAATGCCGAAGAGACTATTGCCTATTGTGCTAGGGTATCTAACCCACAGAACCAGGAGAACCATGAGACCATGGAAAAGCTTCTTGGGTATTGTGTTAGACATCAACATTGGTCCGTGTTTGAGATGGCTAATATCGTGATGGAAGTTAATACCACTAGGGCTATTTCTCCACAAATCCTTAGACACCGTAGCTTTACTTTTCAGGAGTTTAGTCAGAGATATGCTTCTGCCCTTAAGGGGTTAGGGGGTCTTTATCCTCCTCATCTCCGTAAGCAGGATCTGAAAAACCGACAGAATAGTACAGATGATCTAAAACCAGAAGAAACACAACTCTTCTATCGCCGCATCGCTCAACACTTTGCTGAGGCGGAGGATCTCTATATGGAGATGGTGTCGTCCGGTGTCGCTAAGGAGTGTGCTCGTGAGGTTCTTCCTATGGCTGCTCCAACTCGTCTGTACATGAATGGGACTGTCCGTAGCTGGATTCATTACATTGAGTTGCGTTCCGGTAATGGTACCCAACTAGAACACCGACAGATCGCAGAGGCAGCACGCTCTATCTTTTCGGATACTCTTCCTATTATTTCGAGGGCTTTATTGTGGACATAGAAATGACCTACGAAGAATACAAGAAGTGGCTTGACATTAAGACTGCTCTTGAGGGGGCTGGGAAAACTAACTCACCCTTCTATGTGGAGGCTGTGTCGAAGTTGTATCGCAGACCAGTACCACCCTACCCTAAGGCTGATGTTCGATTCACTAAAGACGACACAATTTAAGGAGATCTATAATCTAAGTAAAACGTGGCCTTTTTGGTGTCGTCACCTCTTACTTGGATTGCTCGTTGGTATTGAGGGGTGGTGGATAGACAAAAAAGTTACCCAAGAGGTGTCGGATGCCATTAAGAAAGTTGAACCGTATTTGCCTCCGTCTGGTGTTCCAGATCCAGTGTATTCGGATACTGGTGATGGCTTCTTTGATGAGATGCGCCTTACTGCCCCCTGGAAGGCCCAGGAAGACCCCTCCGACCATCCTCAGGTGTGAGGACACCTAAGGCCACCCGGAGGGCCCTTCTAGGGGCTTATACAGGCCACTCAGGAATTTTGGCATAAATTTAAGAAGTCCTTACGCATGTACGCGGGCGCAGAATCCCCCCCATGCCGGGGGTCAACAGGTAACACGTGCGCGTGCGCGTTTATTGTCTGGGCCAGGGTAACAAGTCAAGGCCACTACACGCTCTTAGGGGCCCATACAGGTAACGCGCGTGCGTGTGTGCGTGTGTGTGCGTGTGTGTACGCGTACGCGTGTATCTATTTTATAAAAAAATCTGTGGTTTCGCAATAAGCCTCCCTTATTGAGAATGTTAAACCTTTCTTAAAACGGTTGACAGATCGGCGGGTGATGGGCCATGATGTTCGCATCGGATCGAGAGGAGCCACCGCGAAGGTCGGCCAGCCCAGCATCCGCCAGACAATCAGGCACTACGTCCTGACTGTTGACAACCCGGCAGCTTGCTGCTACGCTTCTATCAGATCACACCGCCACAGACCTATGATCCGCGTTCTATCGCGGGTGTCGCTGAAGCTGGCTGATCAGGCCATGCTGCGTTACATCCGCAAGCACCCAGGGTCTCGCTTATTTGAGATCAACAGGGCCACACTCAATTCCCATCACAGCTGGGGCACTAAGTCCGTGCTAGCTAAGCTGGAGGCTGAGGGCTGGCTTTATGTACAACGGGCACAGCATGGCAAGCGCATTCCGCCCCGGTATTTTGTACTGGAGAGCCGTGGCTATGCTGCTCGGAAATACCTTCCTGTGTGGAATGAGGCACCCTGCTAATGTTACTGTTTGTGTCAGCCATTGCCCTGATTGCTGGGGCCA